AGGGAACTCCGTTCCCTATATTTACCAGCTTTTCAATATCACCAAGTTCTCTGTTCCACGTCCATTGAACGCTGTTTCCGTTGTGGTCAGGTCCTTGTAGATCTTACGTGCCGCAGGCTTGCCTGCTGTTTGCACCGATTTAACAATGTCTGCTGGTTTGCGTACAGTTCGCTGTAGACTGTCCACAGTACTAAATCCAATTATGCTATTGCTTTTGACAGTAAATGCACCCACATGGCTGTCTGCCACAAGATGGATCAACTTGCGTTTCTTGGTATCATACAACCAGGCTTCAGATTTGTCCACTAGGCTGGCGGCCGGCAAGCCTTGCAGTTTTAAGTCTGGGAAGGTGAGCAAGTGCTTGAACTTGGCCGCTCGTTTCTCTGGAGGCACTGCCCGGACCTTGCGTGGCTTGCGTTCCACTTTCTTGATCTGCACGTAAGCACCACAGTCGTTGATCACAGTTTCGCAAAACTTCACAACATTACGCATTTGGATTTTGCTGAAGTTTGAGTAGGCTTCAACCAGTAATGCATCCTTGCCCTCTAACACCGCTTCAAACTCTGCAAGTTTACGTTTCCAGGTGTCAGCAATAGTTGACACCATTTGTGGTGCTACATTTTTACCACGTATCACAGTGATTGGTTTGTAGTCCGCTGACATTTTAGCACCATTACTGATAAACTCATCAAACATGCCGTCAATCTCGCCGGCACATTCAGTTACTTTTTCTCTCAACCGATCCTGGATGTTGGGTCGTGCAGGTGCTGTTTCGTCCACCACCGCTTCTTCTTGTTGTTTACTTGCAAGTATTTCTTTCAAGTGATTTTCTAATTTTAGCAATTCCGTATCCGTAAGCTCTAGTCCTACCATGCTCATTCTGCACAACCAACCTGTGGTCAGTCGTATGGCACTATCTGGAATCCCACGCAAGGTGCGGACATCTGCCTTGCGGTCATGTGCTTCCAAGTAGTTTACAATCATGTCCCGGGCATCCTTTTTGCCATAAAAGTAATTGTACCAAGAGAACGCTTTGCTCAATCTGCTGATGCGATTTTCTGCAGGTTGTATTGTCCAAACAGGTTCCCCGCCCATGACGTTGGTGTCACTGGAACGTGGGTTCAAAAGTTTTACGGGCTTGAGTGCTGTTTTCAAAGTGGGCTCCTTGCAAATTTATGTGTAATTATAGCAGATCTAGATTTTTTGGTCAAGTGTTGCGTTTTGGTAAGTTTTTTACCAAATCAAATAATTTTAGTGCTCGGTTGACGTCATAATTTTTGTGCTTGTACATGTATGCTTTTTTACGTTCAGCCACTTCCAATGCGTCCATCAGTTGCCATTTTAGTTTTAAATCTCGTGTGCTCATCAATTCGGTTTGCATATCTTTGACATCCAATGCGTACTCAACCCACTTTTCCGTGGCTTTTATCTTGTCGTACAAAACTATTGCTTTAGTACTACCTTTTGGGCTGTACTTGATTACAAAATTGTGTGCTTGCATACTCACTCCTTTGTTGAACAATGCGCATTATAGCACAATTAGGGTTTTTTGGTCAAGTAAACAGAAAGTATTACCTATAAATACTAGTGTAAATTACTATTAGGAGAATCACCATTCCACGGCTCAGTATGTACCGGCCTAACCGGACCCGAGATTATCAGTTCCTTGACCGCGTCATAAGTGAACGCTATACTGTGGGCGGCCTTGACATTTTTCTGCACAAATACATGGGTCCGCAAACCGGTGGCGAAGATTCGGCGCTGTCCAGCAACTACGATGCCACTCAACCGATTTACGATACGTTAGATCCATTACACATACAGGACTTGCTGTTGCTGGAAAACCGTGACAGAATTTACGACCCGGACATTTACGTCATGCGCGGTGTGTACAATCACCAAGACATTGACTTTGACCTAACACAGTTTGGCCTGTTCCTAAACAACGATACACTCTTTATCACATTTCACTTCAACGACATGATTGACAGTTTGAGCCGCAAGATCATGAATGGTGATGTGTTAGAAATACCCAATTTAAAAGATTACTATCCCTTAAACAAGGACATACCACAGCCCTTGCCCAGGTACTACGTGGTACAAGATGCTGACTATGCTACAGAAGGCATGAGCCAAACATGGTTGCCACACATATGGCGGGTAAAAGCAACCCCAATGACCAACAACCAAGAGTTCAAAGACATACTCAAGAAACCTGTTGTGTCAGAAAACATCTGGGACAATGGCAATTTCTATCCCTCAGGTTGGGTTACTAATTCGGGTGATGTGTATTACCGAGCCCTTAAAAATGTACCTGCTGGCACAGATATTACCAATACCGAGTATTGGGCTGTTTATACCCCGCCCACTCAGAGCGAAGTATTTTCAACTCGTACCAAAGACAACGAAATCAACGATGCTATTCTCACACAAGCCGATGTTGAAGTTCCGCTGTCTGGATACGACACACAAAAATTCTATATTGTACCCACATTAGACAATGGACAGCCAGCCAACCCCACATCACTTACTACCGAGAATGGTGACACTGTGGACGGTACGCAAGGTGGCATGAACGTTACTCCCAAAGCCGATGGTTATACTGTGGGTTACTTGACCGGAGATGGTATACCGCCAAACGGCTTACCTGTTACCACTGGAGTTTCTTTCCCACTGGGTGCTGTGGCTGGAGACTTCTGTTTACGGTTAGATTACTTTCCAAATCGCTTGTTCCGTTATTCGGGACAGCGTTGGATCAAAATAGAGGACAAAGTGCGAACCAATCTCAACAACGGAGTACCCAACGATACTTTACGCTCCAGCTTCGTTAACAATACATACACTGTGCCCACAACGGATCTTGGTAATATTCCCAGTCGTCAGAGTCTCAGCCAGATACTCAAACCACGTGCTGACAACGGGGACCAGAAAGGGTTTCAAGACCCTAATCCATATCCAGATACACAACCGGGCCAGAAATCGAGTTAAACAATGAGTCAAAACTTCTTCTATGACGCTCAAATCCGACGTTTCCTATTACAGTTTACCCGGATTGTCAGCAACTTTCAAATTGAATATGGCAACGAAACCGACGGTGTGAACAATGCCGCGCTAATTCGTGTGCCGGTTCGTTATGGAGATGCCAGTCGCAATGCACAAGTTATCATACAAGAGAACAGCCGCAACTCAATGCCTGCATCGCCCTTGATGACTTTTTACATTTCAAGCCTGGATTATGATCGACCCAGGATGCAAGAACCGTATCACGTGAACAAAATTCAAGTGCGGCAACGTGAGTACGATACCGAAACTGACACATACGAAACCACACAAGGCAATGCTTTTAGTGTTGAACGACTAATGCCTGTGCCATACAAATTGGGTATTACACTGGATATTTGGACCAGCAATACCAATCAAAAAATGCAATTGTTAGAACAGTTGCTGACATTGTTCAACCCCAGTTTAGAAATACAGAGCACCGACAACTATATTGACTGGACCAGTTTGAGTGTGGTTGATTTAGATAGCGTAACATGGACCTCAAGAACTGTACCTATTAACACAGACAATCCCATAGATATGGCCACTATCAAATTCAGCATGCCCATATGGATATCAGCACCTGCCAGAGTCAAGAAGCTGGGTGTGGTTGAGCGTGTGATCATGAGCATGTATGATGCTCAAGGTGATTTGGATAATGCTGTCACCGACAACGACTTGTTGCTGGGCACAAGAGTTATAGTAACACCTTGGAACTATGAAGTTGTTGTTATTGGTAATCAAATACAATGCATACAAGATAGGACCATTGTGCCAGATGGCTCAAATGAAAATCTAACTCCCACTCAAATTGTGGCCGATAGTAGTTTGTTATGGCCTGCAGTGATCAGTGCTTATGGTGTGTTACGCCCTGGCATTAGTCAAATCAGGTTGACTCAGGCCGACGACTCGGTAATTGTGGGCACTATAGCCATCAATCCCAATGATGATCGATTGTTGATTTATGACATTGACCAAGACACAGCACCACAAAACACTCTAGATCCCATAACTGCCATTATTGATCCGTTGATAAGTGGTCCTGGGTACGGGTTACCAGCACCGACGGTAGGACAACGTTA